TGAAAAAATATTCATTAAAAATAATGATGGTACATATAAAACATTTACAATAGGAAATGTAAATCCTTATGGATTATTATTTAAAGTACAAAACGCATACACTAATGGAAATAATTTAGTTGATGATGGAGGAATTACTGCATCGGGATCAGAATTATTAAGTAGCGTTACAGGAATAGAAATGAGTGTAAACATTTTAAATAATGCCTTTAATAAAGAAGAGGATGATTATGGTAGAGAAATCGTAGGTACAGGAAGTAAATTAATGTATGTTTTAGAGAAATCACAACCCTCTGTAATGAAACTTTATCAGGATAATACAGACAATAATACGAATAATAATTTTGAATCCATAAATATTTTTGGTATTAAAAAATATGAATTAGACCCCACAAAATCTATTAATATTAAGTTTAGTCAATTCCAAAAGGAATACAATGATTTAGATTTTAAATTATATAAAATGAAAAGTGAGTATGTTAATGGGAAATACGTTGATAAAAAAGATTTCACTTTAAAAGAGGAACAGAACATAAAGTCATTGGAAGATGAAAAGGAAGAATCATTAAATACATTCTTAAAATATTACAATGCTGGGATAAGATTAGGTGCTGACAACTCAAATATAAAATCTAAATTTAATAAAAAATGGATAAATAAGAAAAATTCTATATTAGACGTAAAGGACATGGTTTTAAATCCTAAATAAAATAAATAAATACAAATTGTTATTGGAAGCAAAAACCCAAACAAGACATGACTTTTTTACAATAGCAGGATTTGGTACAATTAAAGGAATGAATATAAACTTATCTATTGCATCAGATTTAAGCAGAAAAGCGAGTAAAATATGTAAAGATTTAGGTATTCAAACTGATACAATTCCAGACCACGATTTGGAAAAGTAAAAATGTACCCTACTCAAATTTTGGAAAGAGTATTTAATGAATATCAAGTTGTAAAAACGAGTTAAAATTTAAGTAAATAATAAAAAGAGTGTAATTAAAAACTACACTCTTTTTTTGCTACTTACCGCAAGTTTTACATTTACCTGACTTCATTATAGAAGTGGTTTTTTTATTGTTGGTATTGCTGTTGCTGTTGTGACTGTTGCTGGTCGCTTTGGGTTTCTTGAATAGGGGTCTCATTGGTATTAGAATTAAAGTTAATATTTAAGTTATTAGGTATATTTGTATCGGGATATTTTCTAAATGATGGTAGTATTCCATATCTTTTTTGGTCGTTTAGTTCGGAATCCTTTACTGCTTTTTCGTGAATACTCATCATTCGTCTTTGGTCTTCCCTATCTTCTTTATACACTATTTTATCATTGTCTTGTTGTTTGGATATGGTAGCAAGTTGCAACCTACCTTCAAAGTCTTGTTTGTCAATCATTAATTTTGCTTTCGTATCAACTTCTTTCTTTTGAATGTAGTAATATGTTTCCATTTCCATTGTCTTGGTTTTATTTTGGAATACTAACATTTCGGTTTCTTGTCTTGCTTGGTTTGCTATTTGTGATGATTGAGCATTAACATTAATTTGCCTTTGTGCGTCTTGGTCTTTCATTTCAGTAAGTTTCTTTATTTGCTTTTCTCTTTCTACTTTAAGTATCATTTCAGCAAGTCTTAGGTTTTTAAGTCTGCGTAACTTTGTCCGAGTGTATAAATCTATGCTACCCTCTTGTACTGCTAATTGTAAATCTTTTTCAAAATTCATTAATTCGGTATGAGTGGGTACATAGTCTATTTGTATTCCAAAACTTGCTATACCTCTTTTATTCATAGATTCAATTACAGTAACATCGTCTTTACCAACCATGTTAATATATTTCTCTTTGAGTTCTTTAGAAAATTGAAAAATATTATCTAATGCACAAGATGTAGATTCAGCTGTACATTCAGTTAAGTAAATAGAAGCGTCTAATATATGTCTTGTAGCCATATTGGAATTTAGTCTTGCAATCTCCATTACACCTACTAATGTGTCGGGGTGTGGGCTACTTGCATCTGTGTAATCATTTATACCTAATGCCTCCTTTAGTTCCTGTTTTTTAAATTGATATAACGAAACTGACCTTTCAAGGTTTCCATTTTGAGTTGGTGCGGTTCCCTTAAAAGATTAGGTTGTTTGTAATTACCCTCATCGTCTGTATCTTCATAAACATTAATTCCTTTAAATTCTTTCATTGCCAACAATTCATCAAATTCTAAAGTCTGTCCTTCAGCAATTTCAATACCTTTCATCATAGATGTAGGTATATTAATTTCAGTTGGTCTTAATTCATTTGATAAGTGTTGAATTTTTAAGTCAAGTCTTTGCATATCCTTAAATATAGATAAGGCACGACTTACAATAGAATTATATTTATGTAGTTTAATATTAGGAGCAATAGCAACGTAAGGACAAATATATTCATTCTGTACTTTAATGGTGTTTTCTACTTGCTTCCACGATACTACCTTACAATTATTTGTGTTTTGAAATATAACAGCCGTACACTCATACCATACATCATAATTATCAGATATTTTTTTATATTGAGCATCTTCCGTTTTAGGTTCATTTACTCCATTTCTTTTGTAACGTAATATTTTAAGTGCCTTTTGTTTGTTTTCTGTGTACTTGTATTCGTCTGAATGGTGTGTTTTGTAACAAAATGATATTAATCGTACTGTATTTTGGTCGTTGTTTTTTATATCATACGAATTAACAAGTGATTTTATATCTTTTTCATCTAATTTAATATCAGATATTCTATTGACTTCCCCTATGGTTGTATCTCTTATTACCCCTTTATACTTACAATCTCTAAAATAAGGGTCGTTGGTAGGAGAGTGAACAAAAAAATCAGGCTCTATGTATTTAATCCTTACTCCAAATTGAGGATCTATACGAACTTCTTTACAAGCAATTCCAACTTCCACTAAATCATCAATATTTCTTTTCTTTATTTCATTGTGTCTGTTTTCAGCAAATATACCTTGTATCAAAATTTCTTCTGCTTTCTCTATTTTTTCTCTTTTGTTAAGAAAGTTATCAATTTCCATTTCTTCATCTGAAATATAATCTACATCGTCATCTACTACCTTTACACCAGTTAATTTTTCATTTTCCTTTAAAACATCTTTTAATATTTGTTTGCCCTTTTCTAATTGAAGTTTTTTATTTTTTTCTTCAACGTGAGTAGGGTCTATTGAGAAAGCATGAATATCAAAGTTTTCTGAAGCAATATTATTTTTAAGTATGTCGCAATATTTAGGAAATGTTTGTAGTCTATTTTCAAAATCTACATTCATATAATCCATATACTTACCCCATTTTTTATCATCGCCACAAAGCCACTTTTTAAAGAAATCCATATCGTGGTCGCCTGAAGAAAACTTCCGCATTTCCTCAAACCAATTTGCACGTTTGGTGTATTTAGATTTATTGCTAAACCATTCATTGTAAATTGCATCAGCAACCTTTTGTCCGAACTCAATTTTTTCTTTTTCGGAATTAGGTTCTAAATCGCTGGGAAAATGATATATTGAACTCATATTGCTTTTTTAAATAATCCTAAATTAATTTTTCTTGTAAACTCTGTCTTCTTCTTTTGTCTTGCTACTTTATAATGATTAGCCACCAAACAAAACATAGTAGCCACCGCAGTATCGTTTATGCCTCTTTTATTAGGCATATACTCCTTGAATGCTTTTATTATATCTTCGCTATAACACTTACAATTATCAACGCTTAAATCGTCTTGTCCTATGTTGTTAGCAAACCATGTTAAAGCTGTTTTTTCTTGTCTATCTATACTTGTTGCTTCACTCCACATTCCTCCCCAATCTTTTTCAGTTTCGGAAAGTTTATCTTGTGATTTTGTGGGATTATCCATTGAGTACCCTCTCAATCCATTCTCCTTGAAATATCTTACTAAACCATCTTTATTTGTTTCTGCTAATAGTGGCATAGAATAAAATATACAGGCTTTTGCTACATCTTCAAAAAATATATTAGGGTCTTTTGGTCTTTCGGCATAGTGTAGAAATAAAGTATTACTTGGTACTCCTGAATTTTCTAAACCTTTCTTAGTTCCTCCAACAACAGAACCTAAAGAACCTCTACCAGAAGCTACTCCTTTTTGATTAAATGGGTCGCTTCCAAATGCTCCAATATGTTCGTTTACTGGATATTTTAAATTACCCTTTCGCATATATTTGTTACGCAAACTTTCATCAGGAATCCAACTAAACCAATATTTTCCTTTTACATTTGGTATATATTTAACCTCTCCAAATTGTTCTTTTACCCAATCCAAATCTCCTCTAAATGAATTGTTTTTTAATTCGGCTGTTCCTTTTAATCCATCTAAAAATGATTCTTGAATATTAATCTTTTCTAAATCAAACATACCCATATTATCCATTGCTAAAAAAGCATCTTTACGGCTTCTTGGAAATGTTATTTTTTGAGCAATCAACTCATTATCGTTTCTACAATTAGCTTCCTTTATGTTCAAGTAAGTATTACTACCTATTTTAATGTGTTCTCCATATTCATTTAAAGTGGGTTGTAATGGATCGTAATAAATGGTATGTCCGTATTCATCATAATATTCAGGCACACCATAATCTGCAGGAATCATAATAAGGTATAAACCTGTTTTTGTTTCTCCTAATTCATTTCTATCAAATAATTCAGACGCATCACAAAATTTCTCGTAATTC